ATAAGGTCTTCTATTTCGTTGGCCGTAGCCGTTTCAGGAAGACCTATTTTCTTGGCGGCCATCTTGACGGCCATACCGGCCATCGGGCCGCCAGCCGCCTGTGCAATGGTGGGAGCTAAAGATTTAAGTAATCCGCCTAGCTTCATTTAAACAACAACACCAGTTGTATGAGTAATCGGAGATCAGCTATCGCTTTTGTCTACGCTATCAGCGTTTTCCTCCGCGACAATCTCATCGATAGTATCGCATACATCTGGGACAACTACACCTGTTGTTGCAGATAAAGCACTGCGCCCGACGGCTCGGACGCCTTTGTAAAACTGAGAGCAATAAAGTTCTTTGTTATCAATGACTTGTTGTACTGAAGTGCAACTACTCAAAAGCACAAATATGGACAATATTGCATATCTCATTAAAAAACTCCTTGGAAACGTTGCGGTCTAATAGCAATTGGGCTGTACCCTTTCAAAGCAGCACCGCCCCTACTCATTTCTTTTGGCTTCGACCTACCTGCCGAGTTCAAAGCAATGGCCACCGCCTGTTTCTGGGGGTAGCCCTCGTCTTTAAGCTTGCCAATGTTAGAACTGATGGTCTTCTGACTAGACCCACGCATCAAAGGCATATCGTCACCTACGCATTAGTGAATTCAGCACCACGCAATGCAGCACCCATACCACGGCGCTTGCCCTTGGTGATTTTAGCTTTTGCTATATTTGGGGTCTTCTCATCTTTTAAAGTTGCATATGGTATGCGACCTTGACCCTCGATGTCAGCATATTTCGTAGGTTTTGGTGGTTCTTTGATTGGTCCACCCATGATTTTTACAGAACTCATACTAACCTCCTCGGTTATTTCTTAATCTCAGCAGCTCACGCTGCGCTTGAGCGTCCAGTCTTGCGGCTGTCTGAGCCTCCTGGCTGGCCAATCTTTCATCAAACTGACGAGCCCTCTCGCCCATCTTCTGCTGTTCCAGAACCACCTTAGCTTGGTCTATGGCAGCGTCATTCTGCTCTGCTTGCGCCTTGATCTGTAGCTCCTGCTGTTTCAGCGCAATCAACGGATCAGGGCCCTGCTGCTCTTTAGGCTGCGCCTGACCGGCTATGCCTATGCTCATCTGCCGCAGATTCTGTAGCTCTTGCGCCACAATCTGAGCCACCATGCCCTCTATCTGTAGCATCTGGTCGTCTGTAGGCGCTTGCTGGCCGTTCTGCTGCAAGAACATGACCATCGCGGTCTCTTCTGCCTTGATCTTCACATGTTCCGTCACGTGCTTCTGAAGAGCGGTCAGGACCACTGGATTCTGTGCAGCTATTGGAGAAGCACTGAACAGCAGGTGCGACATGATATGAGCGTCATGATTCTGCCCATCAAAAGCCTTGAGCCGGATGTTGTCCAGGACGTCGATGTTTTCCTGTGCCGGGTCTTTGGGAACAGGCTCGTTAGAGCTATCGACATTCAGAATCTTGTCAATGTCCTTGACGCCCAGCGCATCGTACATGCGGCGGAAAGCCTCATGCATGTTGTGTATCTGCGGAGCCTGCGTGGCAAGCTGCAATTGAGACTGAGCCAAAGCAATCCGCTGTGCCTGAGAGAAAACGTTCGGGTTAGAGACCGGAATCACGTCCACACGGTCGTCAAAGTCCGACGCCATAACCGCTTCATCGCCACCCTCTACAGAAAACGGGTATTCCTGCGGCAGAGACTCGTGCATGACCCGAGCCATGAGCTTAAATTCTTGGCGCATCGCATAATGAAGGCGCTTGTGTACCGCACTCATCACGCGGCTGCCCTGCTCCAGCAGAGCTACTGTGGTGCCCACAGCGGCCTGTTGGTTGCCATCCCCGACCTTCATGTCAGTTATGGTCGCAAAACGCCTTCCAGCGTCTACCACGAAGCCTAATAGCTGAAATAACGTGCTATCCGGGCCTTTAAACGGCAGAGGCAGCAAACTTTCACGGATTGCGCCGCCAGGAGCGTCTACATCACGGAATTCACCCGGTTGTAGCGGTTCGCTGTCCTCGGCTATACGAAGCCCTCTGGCCTTAAAGCCAGCAGGGAGGTTGGACAGGGTGCCTGCGTCAATTAACTGCCTCAGAGCGGCTGTGGCGGTCCTAGAAAGGCCCCCAATCGTGTGAATCAAGCCCAAACCGTAGAAACCAAGGCCAGGAAGGAACTTGTAATGCACAAAATACTGGATTTTTGCCTTATTTTCGTCGTCTTCCGCGTAATTTCGGCGAATAGACAGGACTTGGCCCGTATCTTCGGCCACAGTCACGATATACGGCAGTTTTATGCCGGTTTCCTCGCCATCTTCGCCCTTATCTTCAAAGCCAGGGAGGTCTAATTCGGCGTGAAACTCCAAAATCGTGGTGTCATAGTCAATATTTGACGGTTGCTGCCCCTGAATCTTGTCGATTTCCTCAACAATTTCGTTCTGATCCTGCTGCATCGCAGAAACTGGGACATCCCGATAGAAACCAGACACCTGAAGCTTGCGAAGCTGGTTCATCGGCATCGAAATGACGTTGGTTATGCACGGACAAGTCTCCAGACTGCTGGTGTTGTACGGCACAACTAGGTTTTCTGCCGGGACAAAGCTACTAACCACGCGGTTTAGCGCCTCATCAAAGTAAACTTTCTTGAATGTGGACCCCGCCAAAGGCAAATAAAACAGCATCTGGTCAAATTCTGGCGTGTATTCCTCCATCACGTCTGTGATGTAGTAGTTCATGAACTCTTTTACACGCCGAGCCTGTGCTTCCTTGTCTCGGGTAATGCTTCCAACCACAGCGGTCCTTACAGGCCCTGTGGGCGGCAGCATCTCGTTAAACGCTTGAGCTTGGAACTGGGTAGCGGCTTCGGCTAAAAGCGGGTGTGTGACGCCTGTAGCGCCTCTGAAGGGCTCGGACCGCTCCTCATAGTTAAAGCCCAGCATCTCCAGGCCCTTGGAATAAGCGTCTTCCCAGTCCTGACGAGAGGCTTTGTTGGAGTCATACTCGCTCAACAGGTCATTGGCCACCGCGCCGAGGTCACCCATGTCCATCTCTTCAGCCAGGTTGCGACCAAAATCGCCCTCGTCTATCGAATCAGCGCCAGGATCAAAGTCAACTATGACCCCACCGTCCTCTGTCTCTTCGATTTCAATGTCGAGGCCCTCTCTTGGTGCATTTGCCAACGCCCCAGGAACGGCTATTTCTACCTGTTCTTCAACGGTCAGCTCTACCGGTGCATCGCCCGTGAGCCGCTCTACCATTGATGTTACGCCTTCGTTACCGTTAGCCATTAATTATTCTCCGGGTCATACGGATCGCCGCGTTTGTTTATCCTAGATATGTTAGAGTTATTTTCTATCGCCTCACCTCTTGTCCGACCCGTCTGTTGTGCGCTCCTTTGTCGAAGCATTTCAATCCTATCTGATAAGGACTCTATGCCTTTAGGGTCTCTAGACTCTCTAAGGGCCTCTTTAGCCGTACCTAAATCTTTCAGAGTTTGTTCACCCTGCTGTCGGGCCTCTCGTATCAACTCCATCAACTCCTCAAAAGACGGACGATCACCACTCATGCCCATCTTGGCAGTCCTACGACCTCCAGGAACCATAGAGGCGGCTAACATAGAACTGGCCATAGCTCGTAAAGCGTCTGCCGTTTCTTCGTCACCCATGATTCTGGCTAATTCAGCCTGACTCATCATTTCTTCATAATCGGCTAAACCACGAGCTTGACTAACGCCTGGGATGAAATCTAAGGCAAAGTCCACAGGGTCTTCGACAGCGCTCTCTACCATACCCTGACCCATCTCACGAACATCTCCCATCATCTCTCTAACAGGTGTTTCGGTAAGATAGTCGTAAGCATACCCAGCAGCGTCACTTAAACCAGCCGGAATCTGACGAGTGCTTTTAAAAAAGTTTGCCAAGCGGTTTCTATCCGTATCCGGCATAGCCTCTCCTCCATTCGAATAACGAGCCATCACAGCAGAGCGGGCTTCTTCCGCGCAATCAGGACAACAAGGTTTATCTTTGGCCAAAATTCATACCCGCCTTGTTCAATAGCATTCTATTCACAGCGCCAGCGCGACGCTCCATCAACGAGCCAATGCCATCACTGGACTCGGCCACACCGCCACGGGCAAACA